AGCGCCGCGCCGGCCGCCATATCATCGAGCAACATTTGCTCGACCGCCGGCGTCGATTGCTTCAGCAAGCGCCGCGAAATCGGGGTTTGCCCGGTGATGGTTTTCGGCGAAAGCAAGACTTGCCCGAGCGTCGCGTCGTCTTCCGTCCCGGCCACGTCTTCAGCGACCCAGAAAAACGCAACGCCGCCATCGAGACGCGGGATATCCACGTCCCCGACCAGGCCCGGCAGCATCCGGGCATTGAGCCGCCCGAGTAGCGCGTTCGCGCGTAGCAGGTCGATGAACGAGCCGGCCGCGTGATCGGTGCCACGCAGGAAACCGCCGGCGGTATCGACGCCGACCGTCATCACACGTTCGCCCTTGTACTCTTTGAGCGCCCGCGACGACTGGATTTCGTAAGGCACATAAAACCCTTGCGCCGGCCGGCCTATTTCATCCTCGATCGCTTGCGAACATTCAAGCTCGAGGCCCGCCTTGTTCCAATCGTTTGAATAGGCCGCGTTAATCGCGCGCATCAGCGAATAGCCTTGCAGTTCTTTATGCGTCAGGCCGACTTGCGTTTTCGGCACGGCGGTTTTCTGCCGCTCGGCCAGTACATCGAGAACGGCTTTGTTTAGCTGTTCTTCGGACCAATCGCCATCGATCGCCCGCTCGGCCAGATCGCCGCAATCGTATTTTGCGCCGATCGCCTTTAAGTTTTTCATGCGGTCGAGTTCGCGCCGCTTGATCGCCTCGCGTTCATGGCGCGGGTCGAGCATCGGCTTTTCCGGCTCTTTCGGCGCCGGCGTTGCCTTGTCTTTTTCTTCGGACATTTTTAAAACCTCACAATTTGATAAATCGGTATCGGCCGAGCGCCCGACTTGCGCCGTCGGATCAGCCGGAATCGGCGTTAAGGTGATTTCGAACGGTTCCCATTTGGTCGCACGAAAAATCAGATTATCGCCGTCTTTCTCGATAACGTATTGTCGAACGCGATAACCGACGCTAACCGTGCGCCGTATGCCCTCGAGAATATCGTTGAAGATTTCCGACGCTCGCTGTCCGCTTCCAAAGCGGAGCAACGCGCGGCCGGCCCGATCGGCGTCGATGGTTGCCTTTTCCACCACGCCAACATGATCGCGCGTATTGTGATCGACGAGTACCGGACCGCCATCATTGAGGCGCGCCAGGTCGACCGCTTCCGGCGTATGCTCTAAAATCTCGTCACCGATTTGACCGTCAACAAAAGTTCGAACGGGATGTTCGCTCGAAAATTTGACTTGCACGGTCCGGTTTTTTTCGTCGATCGTATTGTCAACGAAATCGAGCGCGCGAAAGCGCGGCCCGAGTTGAATTTTTCTAGCTTTCATTTTGCGAAGCCTCGCTTTCAAGTAGCGTCAATTTGTCGAAGTTTTCGATATTCACGCCGGCCGCTTCCGCTTGCTCGCGCTCATACTGCAATTGCGCGAGTACGTCGTCGAAATCTCGACCTTGTTGCGCGAGGATATTTTGCCGCGTTTCGGTGCCGACCGCGAGGTTTTGAACGTTCGCCGTCGAATCGTTTTTAGGATCGACCCAAGGCCAGCCGCGCGGCTGCCATTGAACTTGTTGGAATTTCGAATCAACTTTTTTGAACGGCAACGCCAGGCGCCCGCGTAGGATCGCAAGACCTAGCCAGCGATCATATACCCGTTGATGCAAATGGGTTTGCAACCATTTTTGCAGGATGCGCCAAAAATCGCGCTCCTCGAGGACGCCCGACCGGATCGAGGAAAAGTTGACATTCTCGAGGTCGTTACTGATGCCGGCATAGGCAACATTGAGACCGGACGCGGCGCCGCGCAAAACGGCGCGCATGAAACCATCGAAGGCGGTTGTCGGGTGCGTCGGATCGAAACCGACAAAATCATGCCCTTCCGGCATTTGTTCGATATAGCCCGGCTCCATCTTTTGAATCAATTCGTGGTCGTCGTCTTCGCCGCCGTCGATGATATCATCCGGCGTAACGCTGTCGCCGTCCGGCGATTTGTAAAAGCCCATTTTCGACGCGCCGATCGCGGCCGCGACTAGCTCGGCTTCCTCATATTTCCCGATCATGTTCAAGCGCCGAATCGCGCTATGCGTCCACGGGATACCGCGAGCCTGTTCGGGAAAATCAACAATGTGCAGGTGAATAATATCGGCCGCGTCGACGCGCCGATAACTCCGCTCCGGGTAGACGTTGATCCATGCCCGAATCGGCGCCTCGCGCAAATGGTAGGCGACGACGACGCCGCGCCGGTCGTATTCGATACCCATCACGATCCGGTTGCCGCTCGGCAATTCTTGATTGTTGTTTTCGTCGAGATATTCGGCCGGCAAAATATTAAGCGCCAGCCCGAAACCCTCGCGCGGCATCGTAACCAGTTCGATCAAAACCTCGCCGTCGCGCGCGACCGATTTGATCGCGAGCGATTCGATATCGTGCCACGATAATTTTTTGCTCACACTGCAATTTTCCGGCCGGCCCCAAATCTGCCAGGCGCGTTCAATGAGCGCATTGTCGGCGCGATCGAGCGCGCCATCGGTGCGGGTCGTGCGCGCCTGTAGCTTGATGCCGGCGACGCCGATCACGTTCGATTGGACCATCTGCAAAAAGCGTTTTGCATAGTCGTTATTTTGGCAGAGTTCGCGCGAGCGCCCGCGCATCTTCCGCAAACTGTGCCGGATTTCTTCGTTAATCGTAGTGTTCGAGCCGACAAACGAATAGGTCAGGTCGTCGACAATGCCGGCGTCGAATCGACGTTGCCGGGGTAGCAATCCGCGCCGCTGGTTCAACGGTTTGCGGATCGATTCGGCCGGTTTGGAATCGACGCGATCGCGGCGGAACAGGTTTAATAGTTTCAAGCTAAAACCTCACAGTTACGCGGCCGCTATGCGGCAGACCGCGCCGCGCGCGCCATTTGCGTTTCGCAATGGCAAGTTTTTTTTCGTAGTAATCGCGCCAGGTCATCAATTGCGCCGGATCGCGCGTCGCGCTGGTTTCGACGCCAAGCGTATAACTCAAGGTATCAAGTTGCTGTTGGGTCGCGCGATGCAAAATCGCCGCTTCGATTAAGGCGAGAATCCGCGCCGGCTCGCTGCGCGGATCGTCGGCGTCTTCGGCGGAATTCCGCAAGACTTGGATTGCGCCGGTTCCGACCGTGACGCGCGCCTCGTCGGATAGCCGAAAAACGTATAAATCCCAATACCAGCGACCGGACTCGATGCCGCCGCTCGTCGCGCCGGTAATCTCGAAAAGATATTCGCCGGCGTCGACGCTCGAGACAACCGTAAACTCGCCGGCCGATTCACCCTCGCGACGAAAATTGAATTCGAGCCGGTAACTGGCAACCGGGTAATCCGAAACGAGCGAAGTGTTGCGCCAGGCAACATAATCGCCCCGGACAAACGTTTTCGGAATTTGCTTCGGCGCCTTCGAGTTATCGAATAGATTTGTCATTATCGCGACTATATAAAGCGGTCCGGTTCAATCCCTAACACGAATTGACGCTATTTTGTGACATTGAACGACGCCGGCTTAGTGTGGAAGACTTGCGCGGCGCCGAATTCGACCTTAGCACGGTACTGCCAGCGTCCGCGCTGATCGATATCGCCGGCGAGCGTAATATATTCGATTTGGCCATCGGTTCCGTCAGTAACATAGGCCGCCGTCTTGCTTTCGATCGTGCCGTCCGGCTTCGTTAACTCGATGCTTCGCGCCGTCGATGTCGATACATCGATCGCCGCATTGTTTTCCTGTACCTCGACGCGTAACGCCGTCCCGATATCCAAAATACTGACTTGTTCTTTCACGATAAATCGCCCTCGAAAAATAGAGTCCGCGCCAGGTTTTGCTCGCTCGCAACGACACGGTTTAGATTTTGCTCGCTGAAAACAATCGAAACGACGTCAGGCGTCAGACTCGAGATTAGCGTTGCGTCGAATCCGGTAATTGAATAAACGCCGGCGAGCGCGTCGAGCCGCGAGACCTTGAGCAATCCGACGTCGGTTGCCGTGACCAGAAAACCGGCCGGCTCGCCGCTAATATAATAATTTTGCTCGAGACTGGCGGCGGCGCCGGCGATCGCGACCGCGCCCGCTTCCGCACTGAAAATATATTGCCGCCTAAACGTAGCGTCGACCCCGGTAATCGCGTAGGCGCCGGCGTCGGCCGCGAGTACGGGATTGCCGCCGCCGACCGTCAGCGTCGCGTCAAATCCGGTAATGACGTAGGCGCCGGCGTCCGCCGCGATCGCGAAGCCTTGCTCGAGGCTCGCATCGACGCCCGTGATCGACC